CTAGCTGGCGCTGTCCTTGTTGGGCAGTATGTAGTGATGGCTGGCTTGTTGTTGATTGTTGCTGAAATTTTGGGTATAGTAGAAGAAATTGTATGATTGAAAATTATATTATCTCTGCATTAGTTCAAGAAGGAGAGTTTGCCAGAAAGACTCTTCCGTTCCTGAAGAAAGATTACTTTTCTGATGAAGGTCAGAAGGTTGTCTTTGAGCTTGTTAAGCAATTTGTAGAGAAGTATAATAAGACACCTAATAAGGCCGTCCTTAGTGTCGACCTCGATGAACTCAAAGGCTTGAACCAGACCACCTACGAGCAAGCCAAGGAGTGTATCAAACTAATAGGAATGAATCCAACAGTCGACGAACAGTGGCTGTTAGACAATACTGAGAAGTTTTGTCAGGATAAGGCAATCTATAATGCCATTATGGATTCAATCAAGATTATGGATGATAAGAAAGAGCAGCAAAGTAGAGGTGCAATACCAAAACTACTTTCCGATGCTCTTGGTGTGTCATTTGACCAAAACATTGGCCATGACTTCCTAGAAGACTCTAATAGTCGGTTTGATAACTACCATAAGAAAGAGAAGAGAATTCCTTTCGATATTGAGTTCTTGAATAAGATTACTAAGGGCGGCCTTCCTCGTAAGACCCTAAACATTATCTTGGCTGGCACTGGTGTTGGTAAGTCGTTGGCGATGTGCCATATGGCTGCCCACAACTTATCCTCTGGCCAGAATGTTCTATACATTACGATGGAAATGGCTGAAGAGAAGATTGCTGAAAGAATTGATGCTAATCTTCTAGATGTTACTCTAGATGAGCTTGCTGTCCTCACAAAGGAAGCCTATCAGAAGAAGATTGATAGGTTTAGAAATAAGACTACTGGTAAGCTAATCATTAAAGAGTATCCTACTGCGTCTGCCGGTAGTGCAAACTTTAGACATCTGATTAATGAATTGAGATTGAAGAGAAACTTCAAGCCTGATATCATCTATATCGATTACTTGAATATTTGTAGTTCTTCTAGATTAAAGGCTGGTGCCAATGTCAACTCTTATACCTATGTCAAGGCTATTGCTGAAGAGTTAAGAGGACTTGGAGTAGAGTTTGATGTTCCTATTGTCTCTGCTACTCAGACGAATAGAACTGGATATACTAACACCGATGTTGGCCTAGAAGATACTTCTGAGTCGTTTGGTCTTCCTGCTACTGCTGATATTATGATTGCTCTTATCGCTACTGAAGAGTTAGATAAGCTAAACCAGATTATGGTTAAGCAGTTAAAGAATCGTTATAGCGACCCAACTAAGTTTAAGAGATTTGTTGTTGGAGTTGATAAGGCCAAGATGAAGCTATATGATGTGGAAGGTAGTGCGCAGCACAACATTATGGATGCTCCCGGTTCCCACTACAGTACGGAGTTTGAACCCTCCAGAACTGCAGAGAAATTTGGTAAGTTTGATTTTAACTAAGTAAATCAACAAGTTACGAGTCCTTATAAATCAATAGGTTATAACTCTGCAGTATTTGCTGTTGTCTTTTCTACGAATTTGCGTATAGTGGACGCATATGTTGAACACTACACTGGAACAGAAGTCAGCCCTCGCCAGGCTGTTGGCCACTGAGAACCTCAGGGTCAACTACTCTCCTAATTACCCAACTGCGTTCTTCGATCTGAAGTCACGCACGATTCACATTCCTCTGATTGGTGGCATTGATGAAGACCTTCTTGACCTCTTTGAAGGTCACGAAGTCGGCCATGCCATCGATACGCCTGAGGAAGGCTTCCATTCTGCTATCAAAGAGAATGAGCAGTATGGCAATGCCTTTAAGACCTACCTTAATGTTGTAGAAGACGTTCGTATCGAGCGTAAGATGAAGGTTCGATACCCTGGCATCAAGCGTCCTTGGATCAATGCCTACAATAAGCTCGTTGACCTTAACTTCTTTGGTGAGCAGATCGCCGAACGAATCAATGGTATGGAATTCATCGACCGTCTTAACATCTTTGCTAAGATCGGCTCCCGAGTCTACGTTGAGTTTGATTCTGAAGAGAAGGCTCTTGTTGATGAGGCGTTTACTCTTGAGACATGGGAAGATGTTGTGGCATATGCGAACAAGATCTTCAACCGTCAGTCTGAAGAGAATAAGAAGCAGGCTGCCAATCCCCAACCTGACCAGAATGGGGTGAAGGGCGAGAGCAAGGAGAAGGGCGAGAGCAGCGAAGGCGTCTCGTCTGAAGATTCTGACCAGGATCAAAATCAGGAAACTGAAGGCGCTTCTACTGATGGTGATTCTGAAGAAGGCGAAGAACCAGGTTCTGATACCGAATCGGATGAAACTAGCAACAAGGGAGACGCAAGCGGTGTAAAGGCTTCTGAGACGGATGAAACTTTCCGTCGTAAGGAGCAGGAGATGTACGATAAGGCTAAGAAAAAAGCTGAGCTCAATAAGTACAATCAGCCCGGCCGCATCGAGTTTTCAAAGACACCTTATGACATGTTCTTGCTCGAGGCTAATTATTATACTCGGGTCCTTGATATAGGTCTTCGTTTTCTGCATGACAAAGTTGCCGATCAGAAGCCTTCAGGCTATAATGAGAGTTTGATGCGTGAGCCCAGCTATGATGCTATCACAGCTCAATTTTTGAACGAGCATCGTAAGCAGAATGCTGCCTATACGAACTTCCTGATTAAAGAGTTTGAGATGCGTAAGAATGCTCGCATCCTGAATCGGGGTAAGATTTCAAAGTCGGGTAAAGTGGATATCAATCGAATCCACAAATATAAGATCTCGAACGATGTCTTTGCTCGCATAACATCCTTCCCTGAAGGCAAGAATCATGGTATGTGCATGTACATCGACCTTTCTGGTTCAATGGCTGATACTATCGGCGGTGTGATAAACCAGGCTCTTATTCTTTCCGACTTCTGTAAGAAGGTTGGTATTCCATTCCGAGTGTTTGGGTTCTCCAATGACGATAAGGCGTGTAAGATTCTTTGTGAACGAACTAAGGTCACGCACGAAGAACGGTTTCATATCATTAACAAGTTGGGTGGGTTTAAGTTCCACAATAATTATGTGTTGAAGGAGTACATTTCGAGCGAACTCCGCCCTGCCGACTATAAGATTGCGTTCAACAATCTTCTTATGTTGAAGGCTATTCACGAAGCTCACGAATCTCGTCTATATCCACGATATGCTTATGATGGTAAATATAGCGAGATCTCAGATCAACTCCGTCAGTACTCTCTCCAGGATATTGGTGAAGGTCTCTCTGCCACTCCTCTCAACGATTGTATTCTTACATCTATCCAGATCACTAACGACTTTGTTTCGAAGTATAAGATTGAGAACATGATTAACATCTTCTTGAGTGATGGCGAAGACGATCATCGCAACTCGTTTTTGTATAACACCGACACTATTTGGAATAGTAGCATTGATCGGAGCTCTCAGACCAAGGTTGGTGCTTCTATTCTTAGTGGCTATGGTGTTCGTTACTTGACAAAGTTCATGCCTGGTGCCTCCTGGAGTACTAGCAACCTTCTACAGTTTGCTCGAAGGGCAACTGGTGCTCGTTATGTTGGGTTCTTCATCCTAAAGTATGCAGGAGCTGTCATGAATAATATTGCATATAGCAGTGGTGACTATCATAGCAACATTAATAACATTAAGTCTAAGTTCCGTAGAGATGGATTCATCACTAGTGGTAACTTTGGCTACGATGTTCAGTTCTTCATTTCGTCTAAGCAGACGATTATGAATGACTATGATGAAGAGGATAATGACAAGTGGTGGGAAGAGGTTCAGAAGAAGGCTGCCAATAAGGGCAAGAGTGATATTACCACTAAGTCGATTGCTAAGGGCTTCACGGACCAACAGACCAAGAAGCAGCTAAACCGAATCATGCTGGTTGAGTTTACCAAGGCGATTGCTGAGGCGGCGTAACTTGCTGATTTGTAAGGGTATGTAACTTATTGATTTACGTGGACAATTGTAATATGTGTAATTCTGCAGAGAAACAGTGTTGCAATTGTCCACGGTTTTGCGTATAGTGTCCCTATAGTTTGAACAATTGAGGTTTTAGATAGTTATGGCAAAGACTGGTTTCTACTCTGCTTCGATGAAGCAGACGTTCTGCGATGAGCTCGCCACTCGTTACGGAACACAAGTGTCGCGTACTGACGTTCTTAAGTTTGCGACCGAGAAGGGCTTCCCTCCTCCGTATTGGTTCGTCAACGACAAAGCTCGTAACATTGGTCGTGGCTTGTTCCGAACGGACTCTAGTTCGGCTGGTGCTCCTGTTGAGCTTACCCCTGAACTTTTCTCCTCTAACACTGTCCAGCCTGAGGCTCAGGTTGCACTTGCTGCCACTGTAACTCCGATTCGCCGTAATATGGAATCGATGCAGGGTGCTGGCGAGAATCTTGTTCCTGAGCGTGACAATACCTACGTCGAGTTTGGTGACTTTGATAAGGTCGAGAAGATCATTCGATCTAAGATCTTCTACCCTGTGTTCATTACCGGCCTCTCTGGTAATGGTAAGACTCTTTCTGTCGAGCAGGCTTGTGCCAAACTTGGCCGTGAGATGATTCGTGTTAACATTACGGAAGAGACTGACGAAGATGACCTCGTTGGTGGTTATACCCTGATGGAAGGTAACATCGTCTATCGCGAAGGTCCCGTGTTGACTGCGATGCGTCGTGGTGCTGTGTTGATCTTAGACGAGGTTGACCTTAACGCAACTAAGATCATGTGTTTGCAGTCTATCATGGAAGGCAAGCCTTACCATATCAAGAAGACTGGTGAGAAGGTCTTCCCTGCTGTTGGCTTCAATATCTTTGCGACTGCTAACACCAAGGGTAAGGGTAGTGAGGATGGTCGGTTCATCGGTACTAAGGTGATGAACGAGGCTTTCCTTGAGCGCTTCCCGATTACGTTCGAGCAGAACTATCCGCCTGAGAAGGTTGAGCTTAAGATCATCCTGAAGAACATGACTAAGTTTGGTTGTATGGATGAGAAGTTCGCAGCTAACCTTGTCAAGTGGGCTGGAGTGATTCGTAAGTCGTTTGAGGATGGGGCTACGAACGAAGTTATCTCGACTCGTCGTCTTGTCCATATCATCAGTGCGTTTGCGATCTTCCGTGACCGTTTGACTGCTGTTCAGATCTGCTTGAATCGATTCGATACTGAGACGAAGAATTCGTTCTTCGACCTCTACACTAAGGTTGATGGTGAGGTTGATCCTACGAAGAAGGATGAGCCTAAGGCTGAGCCTGTTGTGGTTGATGACCGCGACAATGACATTCCGTTTTAATAGGAGACAACAATGATTGTTGAATTTGCTATGACATTTAGTTTGATGATTGGATTTATTGTTGGGTACTTGGTTTGTACACTCTGGCACTTCTTCCTTGAGTGTCGTAAGGACTGGGAGCGTGATGATGTTAACTAAAGAAAAGATCATGGAGTTCCTCAAGGCAAATGTTGCAGAGGTTAGGTTTACGAAGTCTGATGGTACAGAGCGCTTAATGAAGTGTACGCTCAAAGAAGATCTCGTAGTCGCTTACAGTAAAAAGACCGATAGAACTAAGGGGGCCAACAACGACATTGTTCCAGTCTTTGATGTCGAGAAGAACGAATGGCGTTCGTTCCGGGTTGACTCAGTACAGTCTATCAGTCTTTGGGGCGGTCAGGAATGACCGCTCCTCTCTTTTTGGAGTAACATATGCGATACCTCGATCTAAGTCAGGAAGAAATGGATAAATATGACTCGGCCCTTGTTGCCATTTCAGATAAAATCCGTATAATACACGCTCTTGGTTTGCAGAAGACGCTTCTTGCAGACCTCTTACACATTGTTCCAGAAGAACTAGAAGAACTTGTGGCTCATGCCAAGGAGATGAACATTGGAAACAACAAACTACGTAACCGGCCGTGGTAGGGGTGGAATTACAGCTACTGTCATTCAAGACTCAGTCTGCTATAGAACAGGAACTCGAATTGCAACATTCGAACTAGAGTATCCAAGATTCATTCATAGTGAGTTCATGACTCACCGATTGCTCTCCAGGAACGCTGCT